ACATGTCTTTTTCATACATGTCATTCCAGACATTCTTCATTGATATCTCTGCAATTTGTTGTAGACCACCTGTCTCTGCTTCTGCCAAGGTAGCACCAGCTACTCTAAATACACCTTGAGAAATTTTGTTCTGAACTACTTTATTCAAAGCCGCTCTAAACATAGAAGGAGTTGCTCCTTTAGGTAGCATTTTAGTAACCTGGCCCATTAGACCAGAGATAATTGTTTTATTAGTAGCTATGTTTCTTAAACCATATCTTTCTAATACAGCTGTTGTCATAGCTAATGGAAGTATGATAGCTTTCTTTTCTGTCTCTGTAACTTGTGCAAAGTCTGGATCGTTCTCCATCTCTTCCATCAAAGCATCTGTTTGCAGTAAACTAAACCCTACTGTTTGAGCTACTGCACCTCTATTGGTAATATAGTTTTTAAAACTTTGCTGAAGTTTTTTAACCACACCCTTTACTTGTTGTTGAGATGCTTTAGATTTACCTCTACCAAGAAGACCTAACATAATAGATGGGCCTGATTGAGCTAAACCAAATAGTCCTTCATATATAAATGAACGCTCTTTCATGTCTGCCATCAACTCATCAGATACACCTTCAGCTGCGGCAAAGTTCAGCATGTTTCTTACAAACTCCTTTTGAGGGTTTTTAGTTTCCTTAACCTCACGATCTAACACAAGTCTTCTTAACTTGTCATCTATTGATTTATCAAAAATATCTACAGGAACTTCTTCATACCCACCTTTACCAAGAATACCTCCGTCCTTCTTCCACATCAACATGTCACCATCTGCATTTAAAATTCTACTGGTGTCATATCCTTGTGCTTGTAAGTCAGCCTTAACTTTTTCTTGATACTCTGCGTCTATCTCATCTCTGTTTAAAGATTGATACCATTTATTATAAACAGCTTCATCCTCTATATTATCAGGCAGAACATACCCTAATTCTTTAGCAACCTCTATGTATCTATCTTTCTTTTCTTCAGTACTCATACCGAAGTCCTCATCAATCTTTTGGGCTATACCATAGAAGGTGTCAACAAGTCCACCCCAACCAGCAGCTAAAGGTTTAGTGATACCTCTTGTAACGAATTCATTATACATTCCTTTTACAACAGCACTAACAGGGTTTCCTATCTCCTCTTTCATTAAGGTGTAATCACCAACAGCTGAGTTTATTTGAGCTTCATAAGATTGAAAATCTTTAAACTCATTTTGTAGCTGAACCTTTATTGTGTTAAGAGATTGTTTATCTTTAAGTAACTGATTGTATTGAGCTACTTGTTCAGGGTTTAATTCAGGAAGTGTAGCTAACGCATCTATCTTTGCATCAACAGCTGTGTTATTACTTAAATAACTTTTGTACCTCTCAGTAAGTGTAGCTGCTTTTTGTTTGACATTCTTGATGTCAGCCATCATAGCTGCTGAACTAAAATATTTTTTTCTACTCTGGTCGTATTCGTCTATCAGTAAATCCATTTCAGGAGTTACTATTTTATTCTTTTCTAAAAAGTTTTTTAATTCTTGAGCCTTCTCTTCACTACGAAAACCAAAGTTAGGATCTAAGTTTACTATTAACTTTTCTCCATTCTCAGCCTCAACGACCATGCTATCCCCAATACCTCTTTCAGTAAATTCAAAACCATAATCTTTAAAATGATATTTCATTTTAGCAACTACTTCCTCCTCTTCTCTCTCTATCATTTCACCAGTTATGTAGGCTAATGATCTTTCAAAAGGAGATGCGTTTGCATCATACTCTACAGTGGCATCTACACCACGCTCCAAAGGATCGTATTGTACATCTTCTGTAATAGTCTGGTCTTCTACAATCTCTTCCCCTTCAGGAGTATCTTGTATAGACTCACTATCAAACTGAGAAGTAACAACATCTTCTGTAGCTTCAGGAGTATCTTGATTATTATCTAAGGGGTTTGTTGGATCTGAAGACTCCGATGAGCCAGGTACTTCCTCTTGAACTTGAGTATTTGATTCCGTAAGCTCCTCTTCTCCAGTAGGTTGAGCAATGTCTTTTTTTTTTACTTTCACCATCCACTGTTCGAATGGTTCTCTTTCCTCAAAAGTATTATCAGTGGAGGCAATCCACTCATACAGTTCTTTAGAATATTCTTTATCCTGTCCAACCTTTACAGACCACTCTTCAAAAGGTTCTCTTTCTGCAAATGTAGGATCTGTTTCTGAAATCCAATCGTATAATAATTGTGGGTAATCTTCCATTAAGATATTTGTTTAAAGGTTACATCAACTTTACTATAATCAACATGATAGTAATCACCAACTTTTACTTGAGCGTCTGGAACTTCTTGTGCCATTACACCTTGATATACACCTGAGCCATAAGACTTCTTATCTCTATATTCAAAGGTATAAATATTATGACCGTTTTTAGAAACACCAATTTTATTTATATTGGTTTTTAATCTTCTGTCTGATGGAGCTTGATTGCCTGTCTTCTTTTTATTCCTTTGAGTCTTCTTATAGTTATTGATTACTTTTTGAAGTTCACTTTGGAATTTTTGAGGTTCTTTCCTTGAATCAAACTCAATCCTTGTCTTATTACCGTCAATAGTAACTTCTACTGCGTTTTTGTCTCCAGTGCCTGTAAAAATGTCATCACTGTTTACACTATAATTAGTTGTCAGATCTTTCAATTCTTCAGCTAAAAGACTTGATGTTACAGTTGTATATTCGTTTAATAGAAGCTCATCTGCACCTTCCATCTTAGCTATAGTATTAAATCTATCTGCTAATTTTACAGGAGATCCCTCTACCAATACCATTTTTGTTCCAAGGTTAGTATCTTTAATTACTTTATCACCAATACCTGTATAGTTAACTGTCTTACCTGAGCCGCCATAATCTTTTAATCCACCAGGATTAGCTTTGTTGTACTCTTTATATATTTGATCAGTTGAACCTTCTACTGGAGACATATATGACATTACTTCAGAGTTCATTAACTGTTGTGATCTTGGTATCTTTTTACCATTAGAATCTAACTTAGGATTCCCTGAAGAATCTACTTCAAAACGAGCTACTTTTCTTGTGTCTCCATCTGCGTAAGTAATAACAATATTATTTGGATCGCTGTTTCTATCTACTGGGTTATCTGCCAAAGGTTTTATTTTACCTTTATTTGATGCGTTATAAGAGTTTGCAAGTGTGGTAACACCAGCGTTAAAGTCTTCTTGATCACCTGATATAATTTGTTGTGCTTGATTTACATAACTAAAGTTATCTTGCTGTAATTTTTCATTACCAAGTGTAGTTGCTGACTTTTGTTGCCACTGGAAACTACTTTCTTTCATGTCTTCTTTTCGACCTAACTTAGCTTTCATACTTCTTACGAAGTAATCTTCAGCAGCCTTTTGTTGTCCTTCAGTAATAGTTGGCTCTACGATAACACCGTTTTCTTTGTAGCCCATAACAATAATAGGATTCTGATCCTCCATACCTGGGTTAGCTGCATTCCATTCATCGAAGTCTTTTTGATCTCCACCTCTAAACTTCTCACCCTTACTATTAGTAACACCATTATCAGCAAGTACACTACCTGTAGAAAAAGGACTTGATGTTACTGCTTTAGCTTTATCTCTTAAATAAGTTTCAGCCTCTGGTGTCTGCATAAAGTCATCAATAGTAACAACCGCTCTTGCACTTCCGTCTTTACCCATAGTACTTGCATTACCAGCTGTAATATAATCACCAAGTTCAGTGGCAGTAGTATTAACTATTTCACCTACATTTACATTATCAATCTCTTGCTTACTAATAGCAGTCATTCTATTGATACTAATCAAGTCATCTGGCCCATCAAGTAGGTTTCCATTTTCATCTATTCTACCAAAAGCTAAATTACCTGTTACTGGATTAGTAACTAACTGTAAGTTTTTAAGATTACCAAAAGCCTCCATACGCTCACCAAGGTATGCTTCAAGAGAACTACCCTCACCATCTTTTAATCTTTTAGTGTATCGAGCAAAGTCCGTATCCCAGCTCTTTGCATTTTTCTGAAACTGAGTAAACCCTGAGCTAATGTTTTGTTTTAGTTTTTGAAAGTCTTGAGGTCTTAATTCACCTCTTTTCATTTTTTGTTCTGCCTCATAAATTGCATTGGCTGCACCATTAGCTCCATCGATAGTCATATTCATGAGCGTTGGATTATCCATCGCATCAAGATTATTTAACTTATCTAAATTAGTTTTGGTATCAGCATCAATCTCGTCTTTTCTTCTTTGACGATCTTCAGCTACATCAGAAAAAGCTGTAGCAACTGACGAAAGTTGTTCTTGCCAATTTACATTCTGACTTGGATCAGGCTTTTCATAGACATTAAAGTCTATATTTCTTTTTGCTTTAGTAGGATCTACTGCCATGTTTTATAATTCTTTAAATTCTACATCTATCATAGCGTAGTTAACCATATCATAAACCCCTGATCTAACAACCGCTTCTTTTGGAACTTCGTCAGACATAACTCCTTGGTATGTACCTTCTTGGTCTTTATACTTAAAACTATATATATTTAATCCGCTTGGGGAAACCCCTATCTTCTTAATGTTTTCTTTCAGCCTTCTGTCTGATCCAAATAAATTTGGATCTAATCCTAATGCGTTGCCTCCAAATTGATAGTTTTGATTTGTTAAACTAAATTTAGGCTTAGGTGAAAAAGAATTTAAACTTAAACCACCTGGCTGATTCATTTTTAAACTACCACTTAATGATGCTGGTGGTTGGAATCCGCCACTGGAAAAGCTATTACTACCAAAAGAAGACTTAGCAGCTGTATCACCAAGAGATTTACCAACACCCTTACTCTTTCCGAACAATGGTGCAGCAGCTCCTATAGCAGTAACAGTAGAACCTATACCTTGTATACCCTGTTGAATAGACTCTGCTCTGGCAGCTTCAGCTGCATTCTTACGCTGGTTTTGTTCCTTTGCATAAGCCACATCCATTTCTAAAAGTTGTTGATTGACAGCGTCTTTAGATTGAGCTTTAGTTGCCTGAAGGTCAGATAGTTCTTGCCCCATAGCAATACGAGTATTCTCCGCATTCTCTGCTGAAGAAGCACCTATTCTACCTACACCAGCAGCTAATGCTCTGGCATCACCTTCTTGTAATGCTTCTGTATTTTGTTGAGCTACTGCTAAATTGTTTTCAAATTCTGCTTCATACGCATCAAGAGGTACATTAAGACCTTCGTAAAAATCTTTTGATGCTTTTGTTTTAGCATCTAACATTGCTTGTTTTGCTGCTTTATCAGCTTCTTCAGCTGCTCTCTTTTGCTTTGCGGCATTGGCGAAACTCATACCTGTACTGGCTACTGCTGTTCCTATTCCTACAACCGCTGATGTTACTGCTGCCATATTATATTGTTTTAATCATTTCGTGAGTGTAAGTACTGCCTTCAACAAAACCTACTTTTTTATATACATTAATTAAAGGTTTGTTTTTAATTAATGCGTATATATATTTTTTACCCATTCTCTCCGCATCATCGCTGATGGTTTGTACCAAAAGTTCTAATGCTTCTTTTCTTTTTTGTCTGTCTTTATATTTGAGATTAGATATAATCCAATCACACCATACTGCCTTAGAGTTAGTTACATACATAAACCCAGCACATATTGGGGTATCTTTATCATAAACAATGTAACCACCCATTCCGTCTTCTGGTAAAAACTCTTTTGAAGGAGGAGTCCACCTCCAATCTTTCCACCATCCACACAGAATATCTTTATAATCATTTTCTCTAAGCGGTATTATACTTAATTCCATTACTCGCAAAGATAATAAAAATCTATGGATATGATTTCATCACACTACTACCGACAGAAAACAGCTCAACCGCTTGAGTGTTTGTGTTTTCAAGCGTATACTGCATAAAGTAACCACGAGCACCATGAGATTCGGCAACTGGGTTCTTGTAATAAAATATATATGATCCGTTTGGAGGAATAATACCAGCCTGTCCAATAGGATCAGGAACTGATTCGTCTACTGTTAATACATTATTTACTTGATCTATACCTGTTACCTGACCAAAGTAAAGAGAGTTAGCACCAGCATATATATAGTCTCCTATACTTATTATACTTCCAAGATCAACATTGAATGAAATTGTAAATGCACCAGGGATACCTCCAATAAGTAAACAAGATCCTATTCCGTTAGCTGACCTTAGATTGAAGTTGACATTAGTACTATTGTCTCTAAGGAATGTAAACCATTCTCTTTCCTTCTGTACAAAATAAGTATCCAACATTGATCCTCCACTTAACTCTGTAAACAAAGCTGTACAAGCCCAAGCGTCATCACTTTCGTAAGACATTGTTTTAAACAACTTAATGGTTTGAGGTTCAGTATTAAAGACAGATGTTATTCGAGAGTTATATTGAACACCATAATAATTGTTTCTTAATACATTGGTATTGTGTCTATAGAGATTTCCATTTCTAAATGTATAGAAATAACTATTCATCCCAATCATAAAATCAGGAATGTATGAATAGAAAGAAGGCCAACCTTTAGCCTCTTCGCTATATGATAATGTATACTCTTCTGCTGTTTGTACCGCCATATTAACAAATACTTAATTGTTTAACTACTCCGTTCTCTACTTGCATACACTGATTAATACCAGCTACTACCGCTCTATAATATCCATCAGCCATTTCAGTAACTCCATTTGAATCTATAAATACCCAGTCATGTAATTGTACTAAACCACCAGCTTGTCCACTAACTGGGTAATGGTATTTTGTTACTGGATCATTTACATTTTGACATGCACTTATACAGTCTGTAAGTGATGCAATATCATCTACAGTAAATGGGGATAATGAAGTAGGACATTCTACTTGAAAAGTCCAAGGAATAATACCACTAACATTAGGAGCCATGTCTATTTCAAATGTAGCTGTCGAAGGTGCTGCATTTGGTTTTGGTATAATCATAGTTGTTACACCATATCCACCAGCTGGATTCAAAGTTACATCGTTGGCTGTATAAGGGCCCCAGTTAGCAACACCATTGTTTACCCATCCAGTTGGATCTAACTGATATTCAGTTCCATTATAAGCAACACCATTACTACCGTTTATATTATCTACACCACAACATACTTCAGAACCTATTAAACCTTGAGCATATCCCCAGTTAGGAGAAGAGTATTCAGAAGCAGTTGTTCCGTCATATGTCCATGTGCATCTCACTGCTGAGTCAACACCTACAAAAAACTTAACCGCAACAGCACCAGTTGCTGATCCTAAATCTACAGTAATTTTGTATTTACCAAAAGCACCTGTCCCTTCGCCTGATAAAGCTGGATCATTACAAGCAAACCCACAGGAAGCACAAGTTTGAGGGTTGCCCAATATGCCACCAGCCATTTGTCTATATATTCCACCTTGAGAATACCAGCCATTTGGTGCTACTTGAGTTAAACCAGAGTCTGTACAAAGTGTAGTTGCACTTGCAAAGCTCGTTCCGTCATAATAATAAGTTCCTAATGTTGCCATATTTATTTAATTTTTAACATGTTCCTCCATCTATTACTGCACCGTTATTACCAATTTCAATCCAAGTTTTAGGGAAAGGCCCTGGATTAGCATTAGCTACAATGTAGAATCCTGATGGAAGAGGATCATTGAAATTGCAATTGTTATTGTTAAAGCAAACCTCTCCAATCTGAGGAACAGATCCAGTACCATGGAATGTATTTTTTATACTTCCAGGATCTCCAACATTTGTTGTACAAGCTAATGATTGAGTAGATTGCATTGGCCCAAACCATGCTTCAGTACAAGTAAAGTTACAACCACAACACGCATCAGCTGGAGTTGTAGCGGAGTAACATAATTGTGACTGAGTAGTTTCTCGTAAATCCCAAACTAAGTACAAGTACTGATTAGCTGGAGGCATAGTTGCCGCAGTTGTAGTTACAGATGCCTCATAATTTCCACTGCTTGGATTTAGAATTGGTACAATCTCTGCAATATTTGGATCTTGTAACAATAAATTCATACCAGCTGGAGTGTTAGGATATAAAGAATTCGATGATAACCATTTGAAACTATCCTGTAAAGGATTAAAGTCAAAGTCATCAAAGTTCTGTTTTAAACTACGCATAGTAATTGTAGCTCCAGAATAAGGGAAAACCCCAACTGAAGAATTACCAGTTTGCGATATATACTCTGCTGGAGTATTGGTAGATAAAGAAGCTAAGTCATTTACATTTGGACTAACCGTAGTGGTATCATTCCAGTTATATTCATAGTGAATAAACTTCCCAGTATCACTTGGTGAGTTTAGTACTACTCTAACAATAGTAAGCTCGTTAGATGGAATACAATTAACTGTAACCCCATAACTTGCACTACCTTGTGGCTGTACTGTTATCTCAACTTCATTTGGAATACCAACTCCTTTATTAAAAGTAAGAGTTCCTGAAGAATTTACAACACCAGTTGAATAAGCTACACCGTTATATACAGCAGTAACTATAATAGATCCAGAGGTTATGGTGTATGGTATATCTACATCCCCAATAGACTCTCCTAAATTTACTATATAGTTTAAATCAGAGACTGCGTTTACTTGAGTGATAGTAGTTCCACATGGAGTTCCAACTTGAGGAGTTGGTATCTCTCTATTGTTTGTACTCAGTACATACTCATTCATGTACGGATCAAATCCACCTAACTTTTGAGTACTAAGCTGAGTAACAAATTGGTCTCTAAACCAAGAACGCATACCATATGAAGATACAATTTGTATCTGATCATTACCTCTTGATGTTCCTCTTAAATTAATTACTGAAGACCTTTTAGTGTCCGTAAAGAACATGTCAGCTCCCCAAGCAGCAAAACTCTCAGGATTAAAACTAATACCATATTCTTCAATACGAGCTACTTGCGTTCCTAAAACTTCTGGCACAGATGCAATTGCTCCACCACCAGTAGAATCTGTTATAACATTTTTAGATGATAACACATAAGATATTCTGTCTTCTTGTAAAGTAAGTATATCTGTTTCTCTTGAATGTAATAATTGTATAGGGCCAAATGATGGCTCACAATCTTTGTAGTTAACTAATCCTAAATTAAACTCATTTAAGTTATTTGAATTAGCAGCTCCACTAAACACACCACTATATGTCATACCAGCAAAACGATCTGCTTCTTTGTAATCTTGATTAGATACAGCTAAAACTCTTTGCCCCATAACCATAGACTTGGTTGTTGGAGAATCAGTTATTCTAAAACTTTCTACACCATTACCAAAAGTATAACAGTTAGCAAACTTTAAAGTCTGTATTAAAGGTTGAGCAGCGTTTTGATTTTGATCTGATGAGCCTCCAGCTGATTGATGATATCTTTTACCATCAGCTGGATCTACCACGATATCCATCATTTCTGAAGCATCATAAAATAAATTTGGATCTGCTTCTTGTGGTTCAGTTTCCCATACAATTAATTGTCCACCACGAGTGATTTCAATTCTTGTTCCAACATGTCCTGGTCTTTTATCGTAGAAAGGCCCACATCTTGGAATACCACATCTATTTCTAAAAAATAACTCTCCACCTTGTTCGTATACAAATAGCTTTGTTACGAAACAAGAAGATCCAATAGCATTAGATGAGTTGTAAGGCCCTAATCCATTATTTAAAAATTGCTGACACGACACCCCATTACTACTACCTGTAGTAAAGTCTTGCCCATCACCATTCCACCATAGATAAAAGTTAGGGTAATCTTGACTGGCTACAAAAGACTCGTCATATCTGTAATGTTTCTTATTACAATTATTTCCTTTACTACCTCTCCAGTTATCTATTTGAACTCTAATAGTAGAACCAGCTGGTAGGTCATATGGGTTTCCAGCGTTAGGTGATGTAGAAGGAAAGTTTAAACTATAACTTTTTGAAAGACTACAACCTGTACTATTAGAAGAACCACTCTTCATACCATAGTTTATAGTGGCATCTTCTCCTATCTCCGTATTAAACCCACCAGGTTTTATAGACATATATAAACCAGGTAAACTACTCGCTGGAGCATTAGCTAACTCATCTTTACCGTAGGCTTTTATTTCTAATATCTTACAAATCTCTTGAGTGTTAGTAGGCCCTAAAGTATCCATTTTGATAATTAGGTTCATTCCTGTTTGAGCAATACTTGTATTGTCTCCTTCAAGTTTAAACCAAAATACCGAAGCATCTTGTGGATCTTCATAATAAGTACTTGCGTATATTGTATTGTAACTTCCTTCACTTGGCTTAACAACAAACTTATATTTAGTTGCCCAGTATGGAGGTAGGTTACTTAAAGTAACTTGAATAGCATTTTTATCAGGTGCTGAAGATGGTGGAACAAATATGGTATTTGAATTAGAAACCAAAGCTGTTGATGCTCTACCAAAATCATCCATATAAACAATAGCGGTTTCATAATCTCTATTACTATGAAGACTTTGAGTGTCTGATAACAATAAAAAAGCACCGCTACTTGCGTAATCTAAAAATGTAAAAAACTCCCACTGCTCAGAAACATCTACACCAGGTGCTGTTTCTGAATAATATCTTACAGCTGGTGCTTGAAGCTGAAACCCAGTAGCAGTAGGGGTGTACGCAAATCCTTGTTGAGTACATATACTTGTGGCTGGAGGGCCTGGAGCGGCACAACCTGTAGTGATAGAACTATTTATAATCTCCATATTAGTTGCTGGAGGTGCTATAATATAGTTGTTAAATTTATCTGTTAATGTTCCTCCGTTACCTGATAAGTTTACAGGTGTTAAGGGTTGGAAGTTGCCAAGAGGTGTTGTCCCTATTGGTGTTTCAAACTCTACAGAGTTAACTAAATCATTTAGAGAGTTATATTGTTGTGTAGCAATAAAACTCCATTGTAAATCAAATGGGCCTGTTTGCTTAAATGTTGGATCAACATCAACTCCACCGTTATCCTGTGGGTTGTTACCACCTGGTGCAGACTGCATGGAGACCTCAAAGTTTAATGTAAAACCAGCGTATATAGGAAAAGTAATATTACTTAAATCAAAAGTAATTAACGACTCGTTAAAAGTTCCAGTCCCTGGTTGTCCAACTGTATAGTTAACACCATTCCCAGAAACAGGAGCTGCTAACTCTTCAGCACCAATATCCTGAATAAGATGATTAGTAATATAATCAATAGGAATTTTAGCTCCGTTTTCATTTACAATATCATAACCATCTACATAGTTTCCGTATACCAACCTATTACCCTGAATGGTTTGAGCTTTAGCTATTCGAGGAACATTATCATACTGTCTTAGTAATTCATCTGATCCTAAAGTTGTGTATATTTTACTATTAGTAAAAGTTAAACTTTTTTGAATATTATCAGCCCAACCTAAATCAGATTTGTTATATCTTTCAATAACATATATAACATTAGTATTAGAGTCTTTATATAATAAGTCAACTTGAGTAACTCTTTTAGATCCAGTGGAAAAGGTAATGGTAGCTCCATTATACCTGTTTATCATACCACCATTATTATATTTATCTAAATCAAACCTAAATGCTTTAGGCTGAAAAGCTGCATTACTAAATAAAGAAGTGGCACTATATCCGCCATCGGTGTATCTATATCTATACGCAAAAGATAAGAATCTTGTTTCCATATAATTCTCATCCCCAGGAAAGTTTTCAAGTTTTACATTTGGAACTGGTAAAGGAATATTACCACCAATAGGTGTTTCAAACCCAGGGGGCTTGACAATAACCGTCAAGTCTTCAGGAACTATTTGATCTACACCAGCCGCTGGATCTAAATAATTTCTTTTTACATTAATTGTTCTCGGAGGATTTAAATCATCCGTAAAAAATAATAAGTCTTCTATTTTATTGACTCCTGTTATTAAATACTTAGGATCAAAATTCAAAGTAGTTTTACCAGAACCGCTACCATCATCTATTGATACCACATGATATTGCGTAATCTCTGTATTAGTATTAAATGATACTATTAAATCTACCTTACCAGAAGGAGATAATGGGTTGTTAGAATCATGAACAAACCAGTATATGGTTTCATTCATACCATCTTCAAACGCACCAATACAAAATGTAGTAGGAGGTTGACCAGGTAATGCTGGGGTTGATAAAGGGCTTCCACCATACTGCAAAAAACTTAATTGAGTATTACCCTTAGAGTTTTCTACCGCACCAATCTCAGTAGTTTCGGTAGATCCTAAACGAACATTTAATGCATCAACATACTCGCCTGGAGGAACTAATCGTTCATCCACACTCTTGTTCATTTTACCAGCTATAAAATTTGATCTAATATCCGCCATCTATTTTATCCATTTATCCTGGCCTCTTAAATTCTGTAAAAGTCTACCAGGGTGTATGTTACTTAATCTTAGTTTAGCATTTCTTAGCAAAGAAGATTTATCTTTTCTTGCTCTGTTTACTATATATTCCTGGACTCCTAACTTGCCATTCAAAATAGAATATCTAATATATGCATATAGAAATTCTTCAAACAATTTGTTTACTTGCACACGAGAGTCATTACCATTTTCCATACCATCAGAAACATACTCAAGAATTACAAACTCTCCAGCCATCTCTGAATTAAAAGTGATTAAACCATCTCTCTTATTAATACTAAATGTAGGATTAATATTAGCTGTTTCAGTATTGAGTCCGAAGCGTCCTCCAATTTGATAATCAAAACACCACTCTCCATTTACACACCAGCCCATCTTACCATTGTAAGGGCCTGTACCCATGTACATATTTTTTTGTGTTCCTTCAAGTCTTTTTATATCAAAGAAAGAATCTTTTGGTTTTAAAACATTCCCATCTATATCAAACAATATTCTACATTCATGGTCTTGCAAATAAGCTCCACTCCAGTTGGTTTGTATGTTTTGAGTCATAGGATATAGCATCCCATTCTTCATTAAATTTACCCTAACCCAGTTAACATAATCAGGTGGCAATACAAACCTTAATGTATCACAAACTTTTAATTCTAATATTTTTATTTCTTTCATTGCATCATAATGCAATTCTTGTATTCCTCTTTTAGCGTGGAATAAAACTTGGTATCTATTGAGATTGTTTACTAATTCATGGTTTCCTTGATATATTAGCATAAAGTTATTTACAATATCTTCCAGGCTAACATATTGATATGAACCCCAATTCTCATCAGTAGGTATTATCCCACTGTTTTCGTAATACTGATAATCTGTTATATAACTCATAATTAACTACTTTCTTGGGTTTCTGTTTGTTCTAATGTATTTCCAAATCCATACACCATTTCTTCTCTAATCTCTATACCTATGTACTGACATATCTTAGCAATTAATGTAGGCTCGTCAGAGTCTGGTAATTCAAACTCTTGAAAGTCAGGCTGAGTCTGATCAAACATCGGTTCTCCTCCAGCTAAGTTTAACCAAGTCCACTTTGGATCACGAGGATATCTTATATACTGAGACATCACATCTCCAGGATTCATTATAGTGGTTGGATATACAGTAATTGAATTACCATCCAATACATATGCTGGATATGTTGTGCTTGGCTGAGTAAGCATAGAGTTTGTTAAGTAAAACATTTTACTCTGACTAACTCTTTCTACTTCTCTAATATTAGTAGGCGAATACATTGCATAAGACATCATTGGTGCAGTAAATATATCTGCACTTAATGTTACTGTATTTGCATTTAAAACCCCTGTTACATAAGCCTCATCAAATGTAGATGTGTTTACCACTAAAGTGCCTATATGTGGTGTAGGATTTGAAGCTGGTATAGTAGTCCAACCTACAGCCAAAGGATCTATTAATTGATTAGCTACTGGCCCAGCTGCATTACCAGAAAATAAAAGAGTAGAATAATAGTAAACTTTATTTATTAAATAATAATCATTAGGCAAAGAATATACATTAGCATTAACTTGATTAAGGTGTACTTGAGTTGAAAAACTATCTATAACCTCAGCTAACCCTTTAACAATGTTTGCATATTCTGTTCCTGACGATCTATTGTTCTCTCTATTAATCCAGTTATTATACTGATAAAAATAGTCCTCAAACATATCCATCTGGGCTTGTTTAGCATATAGATTAAAATCTTGAGGAGAAATGTATCCGTAATTATTTTTATTCGCTATAGCTAATACAGTATTTCGTACTTCATTTATTGATGCCGCCATATTATAAAATGATTTCTACAAAGATAACAAAAAAAAAGAGGCCTACTTTTTTTGTAGACCTCCTTTAAATTTAGTGAAATAAGGTTACGACCAAACAACACCAGTAGCGTAAAGTACTGGAGATGTACTGCCTGACGGAGAAGGAATTAGTGGCATTTCATTTACCACATGTGTCCACTCCGATGCCATAGTTTCTTCCATTAGATTTAACCATGCTTTGGAATAACTATAGTCTGCTTGAGGTTCGTTTATCTCTATCTGAACTTTCTTAGTACCGTTAGATTCTTTGTACTCTATTTCAAGAGGTGTAGTACCAGCTCCACCAGCTGTTACTCCTGGCATTAAGATATCTTTTAGATTTACTAAATGACATCCAAATCCATTACGAGAAATAATTACTGCTGTATCAGAAGCGTTATCATCAAAGATCAAAGTATCCATCATGATTTCAGTTGCACTTGTAATAGAAGTTACCGTAGCGTGTCTGCCAGTGTCTGAGTTTAAAACAAAGTCACCAGGTCTAACACTACCAAAAGATCCACTTCCACCTTTCTTTAAAGAGTAAGCATCACTTCTTGGCCAAATCTTAAAGTTTGCACCACTTAATTCTAATGTTTTGTTTCCAGCTCCAGAAATACTAAGTTCTGTATCACTATCAATTGCAGTTACTATAGAAGTAACCCAATTGTCTGTGTCTAATACTATATCCCCTACAGATACTGCTCCTTCAAATCCTCCTGTTCCATAAGTCAAATGACCTATGAGAGTTGCTGAAGTTGCTCCACCTATAATGGGATTAGCCATGTCCGCCTGTTGTTGGTACAGGGGGGTTGGCACACTAATAAACTTCCCCATTAGGCGATTACGATTCCAGATACCGCTTGTGGAGGTACTACTGAGTAAGTTACACGAGTCCAAGAAGTTGATAGTGCTGCCACCATTGCGTCTTGAATTGCTTTTCTCATACTGAAGTCTACTTGAGCATCAGATGTAATTGTCGCTGTATTACCGTTTAGGTAAGCGATTACTGTATCAGTTGCAGTTGCACTTCCAGCTGAAACTGATATTACTTCATTGACATTCAAAAGAATGTCCCCAGATCCTGTCACTGGGATAGATAAAAATTTTTCCATTTTATAAATAGTTTTTAATGGGTTAATAAAGTACAAATATAACCAAAAAAAAACACCCCTTTCGGAGTGTTCTTAAATTGTTAATCTTTTAATAGTTTCTTGAGTGTTTTATAAACCTCAATTCCATCATCACTTTGCAAGAATGATGCTACCATATATTCAGGTTCTTCTCCAAAAGGAACAGACAACATTTTCTTTTTATTGTTTTTCAAATTAAAGTAAATATCTTTTCCGTTGTTTCTAAGCATTAGTTTCCCAGTTTGGAAAAGCATAACAACATCCTCTTGTACTTGTAATGTAGGATCATTTAATACCTCCATAAAATCATGAGGGTAGTTTTTAGCATAAACTAAAACATCTCTTTTTAGTTCGGCTGTACTCATATTCTCTACATTAGATCCTAATAGAACTCTACCTACTGTAACAAGTTTTTCTACAGATAAAGAACGAGCTTCAATCTGAGCGTCAAGCTCAATGTTAGCCATTTCTAAATCTTCTTGTGCATCTCTTTGATCATTTACTTCCTCAAAGACTTGTCCATTCCCTGGATGTAATGCTAAAAAGTGTTGTAGTACTTGATTGTTTTTAGGTACATGTAAAAAACCATCTTCAAAAATAATAGGCTCCATGATAACATTACCATCTTGCTCATCTTCAAAAGGTGATTTTTGATTTCTTGCGTAACGCAAAGCTCTGTTTTCTCCTGTGCTATCATCGAAGTGTAGAAGACTACTTCTTTTAGAATTGTGTGATGATAACATGTATGCTAACGGTGTGTTGTTAGACATTAGTCTGTAGTTCTTAGCTACAAATTGTTTTGATTTTTTTGCCATTTTATTATATATTAAATTAAAATTAAAAAAAAGGGGAGGAGTTTAACCCTCCCCCTAATTACTTACTTAGTCTTGGAATAAGAAGAAGTTGTTAGCACCTAAAGTACAACAAGCTCTCTCACTCAAGAAGTTTACTTGCATTGCATCCAAGTCAGAAGTTCTTGCTCCACCAGCAGAACCAGTGATCCAAGTTTTGTATCTTCTGTCTTCAGCTTCTGAAGCTCTATATCTAACATGCAAGAATGGTCTTTTAGCATTCTTACCTAAGATTTGGTCATATACAGAAGTAGATCCAGCTGGAACTAATAGTCCGCTAATTCCACCACCTACGATATCACCTCTCATAGTTGCATCGTTTAGATACTTCCAGTCAGACTTGTAGAAGTCATAACCTCTTCTGAAACCTGTGAATCCAAGATTCAAAGCCATATCCTCATCATTGTCAAATAGACCATATGAAGTACCACCAGCTCCGTAAGAGTTTTGAGCAGCTAACATATCATCAATATCAAATGAGAACTGACGGTCTACGAAAAGAACATTCTCTTCGATAGCACCTTGCTTATCTAATCTCTGAATAACTGTATCGAATCCAGCAAGTGTTGTTGGGTTACCACCGCCCCATACATTTCCTCGTGTACCTACTACATAGAATACACCTTCAGAACCAGCGTTGATTGTACCAGCGGCTGGAGCTGATGTAGAAAGAGCAGCTTCTGCACCAGAACCTGGAGCAGCTGGAACAGCTTCGATCATTGCAGTTTCAAGATAATCTTCGAATCTCAATCTTGTTTCATGCTCAGACTTCAAATACCATAGGTATCCTGATCCGCCATTTTCTGTAGAGATTTCTACCCAACCAATTTGAGCCATGTCAGAACCACTTACTTCGTAAGTATCCTTAATGATAATTGGTTTGTTGTCAAAGAATACATCGTTTGCTTCTAATGAATCATTCATTCCTGGAGTTCCTTTTGCAAATTCAGATCCGTAAATCATTACAGATAAGTTTGTTGCAGCTGGAACAACACCAGCGATTTCATAATAAGAAGCAGTAAATGTGTTCTGAGTCACAGCAGTTACTACAGCTTTATTGCTAAGTGCAGATCCTGGAGTGTTGTCAGAAATGAAAACCGTTTGTCCAATTCTAACTGCAATGTTAGAACCAGCTGGAGTAAGCGGATCATTTACTGTAAATACACCAGCAGTACCACCAGCCGCAGCTACTGTTACTTGTGTGTATTTTGTGTGTAGTCTACCTTGTTCAGCCCATTTAATCATGTCTGAGTTTGAAGGCATTTCAGCACCCACCATTCTTAAGAATGATGCTACTGTTCTGTTACCATATCTTTCGAATTCTTTCTCGTAAGTATCAGGAAGATACTGATTCAAGAAGTCGAAGTTGGTAATGTAATTTGTAGGAAGTGCAACTCTTTCCGATGAAGGTTGTAGTTGAAATCCTGGGTTTGCTAATACTGGCATTTCTTTTAATTTTTAAATTATCAACTTTTTTTAATACTTCTAATCTTGAGTCCTCGTCCACTACTCGTGTCACCTACCGCTCTGATTTTTAATCCATCTTTGCTCATTGTGGTTGGTGTCTTTCTCATCTCCATATTTATGTTCTTAGATTTTTTACTTACTTCATCTACAGTGGATGTTACTCCTTGATTGTAGAAGAACTCTGCAAACTTATCTAAGTTCATAGCAACAGACATAGCTCGATGGTATCCTTCAGCATCTTTAATCATTCCTGTCTCCTCATCCATGTATTTACCCACGAAATTGTTGACATCAGATTGTCGACTCTTCAATTCATTTCCATCACCAGGTTTGAATGTAAACTTTTTCTCTCCGACATTGAACTCAAAACCTTTGAACTCATCGTTAAAAACCTCATTGGTTTTATCCAAGAAATAATCATACCTTCTTTTCTGTGCTTCTTGAGCAGTCTTTGATTCCTCAATATAACTTCTATAACTTTCGAATTTCTCTTTGTCTTCAGATGATAACCCACCCCCACTTGACTCAAGAGGAGTTTTATACTTATCTCGTTGTTCATTAAGATACTTCTTAGCTTTAACAAGTTCTCTTTTTTTGGCTAATTGCTTTTTCTTAATATCTTTCGGATCATCTAACTCTTCGTCAAAGCTAAACTTATCCTCCATAATACTTTGAATATCATCACTATCCAAACCTTCTTCGGTTGAATTGTAATAAGCTCTTAGCACTTGGTCACTGTCCATTTCATCATAGTCCTTTTGCAATTTGTAAAAGTCCTCAATTCCACGACCAGTGTCTTTCTTGTATTTTAAATATGCAGCAACATCTTCTGGTAAATCTTCATTTGATTCTTTAGCGTCAAATAATTGATCTACTGATTCAATGTTTTTGTCATATCTATTTTTAATATATGAAAGAACATCTGCATCATTTAACTCTGATGCTGGAGTTTTATCTTCATTAGAAGTTTCTTTCAGCTCTACCTTTTCTGCTTCTTCTTCTTTTGGTTTAGCGTCATCAAACTTCTCTTCATGTTTATCTAACAACTCTTGCTCAACTTCTGCACGAGATTTCTCTTCTCCAGATACTTCTCTTACAGTGAACTGTTGTTCTTGTGTTTCTTTTTTATTCTCTTCCATTTTATTTAATTTAATTTGTACAAAGTTAATATATTATTTCTTGTTTATTTAAGGTCTACCTTGGGTTAAATTCAGCAAGATCAAAACCATCTAAACTGTCTTCGTTAGACTCAAAGTTTATTGGAGGGCCTCCAGTTTTTCTTTGAGTAATCATTTTAGATTGTTGAGTGTTGGCTTCAGCTATTCTTTTAGATTTACCATCTTCTCTTTGTTTCTCTCGCATATCTACTTGCTGCTGCTCCATACCCCTTAACTGCATATTGTAGTTAAACTCAACATCCATTAATCTTCTTTTTAGTTCAGCTTCATTGTTTTGCTTTTCCATCTCAAACTGTATCTCTGCTTGTTTGATTTGAATCTTAGCTTGTATCTCAGCTTGAGTTTGTTGCATCTTAGCTTGAGCAGCTTGTTGCTGAACTTGCATTTGTTGCTGACCTTGCATAGCTTGAGCTTGTTGTTTTTGTTGTTGCTCTTGCTCTTGCTTTTGTTTTCTCTTAACTTTTAATAGCTGGTTAGCCATCTTTAAATTATTAAGAGTTCTAATATCAATAGCGTCTTCTAAATCAATGCCACCCTTTTGTAAAGCCATTTGAATGTTTTGTTCAAGTTGTGCTTTCTCTTCTTCATCAGGTGTCATTTCAATATATATACCAAAATCATATAGGTAAAGGTTTTTAATCTCTTCTAAAATACCTAAGTTATACTTACCTATTTGCATTGCAAACTCATCTCTAAAGTCTGCATACTCTAAAATATCCGCAGTTCTTATAGATAATGCTTCAGCTAAAGTTCTTGTTATATATAAACTTGATTGGAGAATATGTCTTGTAGCTACATTAGAATTAAGTGCAGCTAATTTTTGTACACCAACTAATGAATTAGGATCTGGTGTAGAAGCATCTCTGGCTTCATTAAGCCCTGTTACTTGTCGTAACATATTTAGATAGTGATTATAGTTACCTATAAGCATTTGCATTTTGCTACCACCACTATTAGATGTTAACTGAGAGATAGGAACTTTAGCATTATTAAATTCACCATCTTGTGTATACGACCTACCCACAACACTACCTGTTTGGAAATAAAGTCTTAATGCATCTGAAGGATCATAAGCATTACCTGTACCTAAATCTACTTCACTTAATCCATCCGCATCTATAAATACACCATCAGGTACAACTTTAGAAACTACTTGTTGTATTTTTAAGTGAGTCATTTGAATTAAATCAGCAAAAGGTATCATCCTTCTAACTAAAGAATCTAATGCTCCTTTATACATTCTTGGTGCACATGCTACATAATTAGGCATAGCAAATTGATTAGCAGAATTAGGGCGAACCATATTCTCCATCAATTCCCACTTCAATAAAAGGTTACTACCCATAACCATTACACCATCATACCAAACATCTATTCTCTTTTCAACTCTTTCAAAGTTTCCTTCATCCATCATTTCTTGTGGTGGATTAAACTCATCGGTTTTTTCTACAGTCTTAAATGTTCCTTCAGCTAATTGTTTCTTTTTGTAAACAAAACTGTTTGTGCTTTTGTAATTAAAAAACAATAATGTACAAGTATCTCTTGCAAACATACTGTTCTCATACATTGCAGCTACATTATAATAATCATACCACGACTGACTGTACTTAGATATTTCATCTAAATCCTCTTCTGTTAAGTCTGGGTTTATTTTTAAAACTTCTGTAATTGGAACTGTTTTAATTTCACCCCAATAAAAACAATCCTTAAAGTAAGGATCTTCAGTATAACTATAAACAACATTAGCTGGATCAACATACTCTACACGAATACCATCACCTTGCTGAAACATATGTTTAGTCATACCTATACCTAAAGTAGCTAAATCCATATCCACTCTTTTACGAGTATCTTGATAATGGTTTTCTTCAAGCATAGTATTAATAGCAATCTCATTAGCAATTTCTATAGATGGCTTATAATTTAATTGCATATAAAGCTCCATCTCAGAATCACTTTGTGGTAATGTTTTAGGATCAACCTGAAACACTTCCATTTGAAAATCCTTTTCTACTTGATGAAATAAATCTTGAGCAGCAACATTAACCTCAACCATCTTTTGGAATTGGTTTCTTTTCTCGGCTGACATAGCATCTGAAGCTACACAGTTTACTTTGAATAATCTATCAGCCATACCGTTAACAACGATATCTACAAACTTGGGAATAATAGGTATAGGAGTCCAATCTAAATTTAAGTAAGACAAATCACCGTCTACTGCTAATTCTTCTTTGTATTTTGCTATTGACTGCTCTCCTCTTGCGTATAACCTGAGTCGGTTAAATTCCGTCCATTGATTGTAGAATCTACAACTCATGCCATCCTTTCTGAACCACTCGTATTGTATAGCTTGACCTACCTGTAATCCGAACTCTTTTGTAGCTTTCGTAGAATCAGACACAAATTGATCAGGAAATGCAGCAGACTGTATATCTATTTGGACTGCTTTCATGTAATTATTTTACTTTGAGTACTCTTATTATTATATCTCGCAAAGTTAATACTTATTTTTGATTTTGGTTTAGACGGTGTGTATAAGTGCTTTTGTGTAGCCATTATCGCTAAACCTGAACTAATAGCGGCATCAAACTTTGTTCTCTTTGTTATATCGAATTTTGCCCAGTCCTCTAATGTTCTACCAAAATACATAGAACCCATATCTCCTGAATCTCTATAAGTACCTTCAAAATCAATACCAACATATTTTTCTATATACGATTCTATGGCAGATGCGTGAGACTGTTTTACATCTTCTGAACTGTTAGGTATTCCCCCAAGTTCTCTTTCTGTTTTAGAAAGTTTATTATATACTTTGTCAGGCCTATTCATTGAATAACCTCTATATCCTCTATTCTTTAAATGATATAGTAATCTTGGTTTATTGTTCTCACACAATATAGGCATACCGTAAAAAACCAAAGCCATTAAAACTTCTTCAAAAAATATCTCTGCTGTTTGTGGTCTTGCTATGTATTCTAAAAAGAATTCATTACTTGGTGCTTCATCCATATTAAATTTAGTTAGACCATGTAATGCACCATTAGATCCTTTACCAACAACAACACCAGATATATCATAACTATCACATCCAAATGCACCCAGATGTTCGTTGCCTGGTTTCTTCATACCACGCTCAACAACCTGTCTATTTTGTAAATGAGCTGGAGGCATCCATGTACAAAGAAACCTACCGTTTTTATTTGGTGTCCAAATTACTTTAGTATCCTTTATACCATCTTTCCAGTGAAACGATCCTCTGGTTACATGGTGTGACATAATTAAAGAATCATTGTAATCTATTTGCTGATATATCTTAGTTAGATTAAATAAAGATTGTTTACTTTCATCTCTAAATGCGTGTGATTCTGTTCTTGGGAATTGTCTATAAAACTCATTTAAAGCATCAGGATCTTGTGATAAAGACTCTACTTCATTTTCCCAATAATCTATAGCCCCCATTGTTATATCTTCTCCATCAATTCCTATGATAGTTTTAATAGGTGTTTTTAATACAGGCATACCATACCTATCTATATAACCCTCAAAGTTCCATTCCATAGGAATGAACAGGCAATATAATCCGCTTTTAGTTTGACCGTTAGCGTTTCTCTCACTCGGCATAGAGTCATTGTATAATTTTTTAAAATTATCACCACCCTTATCCAAAGCATTAGATGTAGATCCCATCATACACTTACCGATAATCTTACTACCTAATCTTAAACAAGTCTTTGTAACTCTCCAGTTGTTTAATATATTATCTGGCTTTTCCCATTTACCACTTTCATCATGTAATAGTAGTTGTAGTTTCTCACCATCATAACTATTATCTCCAGTGTTCTTCCAGTCAATAGTAGTGTCTAATCCTTCAAGCTCCTCATCAGCAATACTATGCATATTCTTTTTAGTAATCTTAGATGCTGGAACTCTATATGCTAATTCTGTTTTAGGTTTATCCATACCATCTTGTATGGGTTTAAAAAAGAAAGGGTAGTTATTAGATATAGGAACTACCTTATCAGTAAACATTTTTTTAGCATCCGAACCTGTCTTAGATAATATACCTATACGAGCATCCTTAGTAATAGTTGCTTGGTTGACTCCTTCAGAAGAACTCATAAAAGAAAATCCAGATCGTCTTATCTTTAAATAACACATTCCAAAACTTCTTTTATCTGCTTTACATGCTTCCCAAAAAATATAGAACACTCTATTTGCTTCTCTAAAATCAGGATTACCTACATCAATCTTTGTCCATTGTAAATACATATAGTGTGTTCCTGTAATGTATGTAGGAACTCCTTTATTCATGAACCAATGTCCCTGTTCTCTTCTGTCAAACTCTTCTTCAATATACTCTACCCATTGAGACTTAAATACATCAGGAGTATCGTGCCATTGAAATATAGATTTTATCCTACTTAATTCTTTTGATATAGGTGTGGATTCCCAGTATTGGTCTTCCTTTTTATTAGCCCTACTATATACATTTTTAGGGGGTTTAGGTAAAGCAATCTTTAAACCATTGACATCAATAATAGTTTCAATCTGACCTGTTTTAGATATTACAACAATGTCATACTTTTCATTATAACCATACACCCAACTTCTTGCTCTATTTTTATTTGTTAAAACAGATTTAGGTATATGATTATTTATTGTTTTGTATAAACTATTTTGATCTTGATTCTGCAAATCCTTTTAATGTATTAGTTTTCTTTTCAGCTACATCTCCATTTAACATAGCTCTTTCTTCATCTATTTTTTTTATAATTTCAAACGCATCCATTATGCAAAGTTTTTTAGTAGCAGCAGCGTTCTTTAATCTATCAGCAGCAAGTTCATCATCTTTTTCATATTTAATAATATCTTCTTTAGCCACCTTTATAAGTTGTTGAACAGCTTTCTCTCCAGCTTCTATAATACTTTCTTTTAATTTCTTCGTATCCATTATTTAAATTTATAAAACATTACATATACTTCCCTTCCCTCTTTCCAAGATCTATTAGGATATTTACTATGGAAATAGTTAGAAGGATAAGATACAAGTCTGTTTTGTTCATAACCAAGTACAGATGTTAGTCTCCACTTATTTAACATTTCAGCATCTTCCGTAAGCAATAAATCAAATTCTTTATCGCTAATATCCATGGGTAGTTTATCACCATATATATCATGTTCCCACAAAGCAGTTCCATTTAACTCTTCTAATTCTCTTGGTGACATATAAAGAACTAAAGCTCTATCTGGCTGTTCTCCATTTATTTTTGCGTCTGCATGTATTCTCCAGCTTGTATCTAAATCATCATTAGACATTCTAAAGAAACTTAATATATTGTATAACTCTTTTCCTTCAAAGTTAGACAGCTTACTTAATACATAATCATCAAATGCTTTCGGTGACTCTTGAGTATAGAAGTGTTTTTCACCCACCTTTCTATCAAGCCATTTACCTTTTTTTAAATAGTCAGTAGCTATTTTAAATAAATCTTTATCTACGAAATCATCTAATATATATATCATAAAGTCATGGTTATATTATTAGTAAACATTCGATATAGCTTTTCCCCTTCCACTTGAAAAGGATATTCACTACCAGGAGTGAATGATATCTCATCTCCTTGTTTTACACCTAAATCCAACAACTCTTGATTAATATATTTTATTTTACCAAACAGAGGTTCTTCTCCTCCTGGTTTAAATATGTATGAGTCCTTTATATCTACAGGTTCAACAAAACAATACTTTCCCCAAGCATTCCATTCTTTACCATTATGATACATATAAAATTGTTCTTGGTCTACTAAGAACAAATTTTCTTTTAAATAACTTCTTCCGCTTTTTCTTCTACCCTTCATATCGTTGTAGAATTTAAAAACATTGTGATGCACTAATAAAGTATCACCCTTTTTAATAGGGCCTTTATATCCAATAGGAGTTTCAACAACTATTGCAAAACGATTAGATGCGGTATGATCTTCCTCAGAAACACTGGTAATAAAATTAACTCCACCAATCTCTTTCTGATTATCATACCTCCTGTCGTTAACTGGAGTTACAATAAAGCAGTATGGAGATTTCATTAGAAGTTTATATTATATTCTACAGATATTGGTAGGGTATTTAAAAACTCTTTCCACACAAAAACTTTTTCGTCTTTCTGTACCCAGATTCTAAAAGATTCTTTTTGTGCTTGTATAAGGTGTATGGTGTGAGAACCTCCTAAGACCTCTTGTCCTTTAATGTAGTGCATTCCTGTTTTGTAGTCTGCACCAACTGATATTTTTCTAATGTCCATTTCATTTTATTTAATTATTTTATACTACATATAGCCTCTCCAATTCAATATCAATCTGTCCTGAGAACTTAAATAAAGAAGTTGCAGTTGTCGTTACAGCCATCATAATAGCCTCATCTTGTCCTAATCTCTTATCTGATGTAGGTATTCCTGATAAATCCATTTGACAACAATTCATATCATTATATAAACCAGCTGTTTGTATAAGAGTACAACTACCCATTAATGTCCATGTTACAACATCTGCTTCATTATTACATATGGCTCTTTTATAAAGATTTACAGTTAGATTTTTTATATCCATAGCTAACCGTACATTAACCGTACACAACTCATAAAACTCATTAGATGTACATGGGCCATTTGATCCAGGTGAAGCCCACAAGATTGAGTTCATAATTCTTCCTCCATTGCTTGGATTAGTTATTGTAGGATCAAAAATATTATAACCTATCAAATCGTTAGACATTATTGTGTTAGGAGGAAGAGGGGCTGTAGGATCGCAAGGATCTTCGAAAAGCCAAAAGTCTTTGTTTGGATCTTGTTTTGTTAGACCAGCATTAGGACTATAAAACTTTCTACTTCTAAAAATAGTATTATTTCCACTACCACCACCAGAAGCTGCGATAGTAACTGAACCAGTGCTTTGATTTATATTAATTCCAGCACCAGCAACAATTTCTGTTACACCAGTGTTGGTGATTGTAAGAGTATCAACATTACTTGTTGTGGTTTGTATACCAGTTCCTCCTAAGACATCAAGTTTATCCTGATCACTAATAGTTTGAGTTGGGCCTCCATCAGCTGTAACATCAAAAGATGTCATACCACCACCACCGCCACCAGAAGATGCGATAGTTATTTCATTAGAACCATTGTCTGTTAAGGTAATATTAGCACCAGCTACTAATTTTACTATATCAGTATTAGCTGGATTACTTTGTAGATAAGTCATATCTACATTAGAACCGTTTTGTGCACTGGTAAATGTTGCAGATCCACCTACTGTTCCGTTAGAAGCAGCGGTAATCTGTCCTTGAGCATTTACTGTGATATCAGCATTTGTGTAAGCCCCAGCCACTACCCCTGTATTAGCTAAAGTATAAGTAACAGTATCTACCGCTGTAACAGCAGATGTTAATCCTGTTCCAGCTAAGAAGAAAACACTATCACCATCAGTAACACCTTGGGTTGCTCCAGCACCATCTTCTATCTTAAATGAACTCATAGATCCACCACCACCAGTAGCGTCAAGTGTTATTGAACTTCCAGTATCAGTAATGGTAATATTAGTACCAGCAATAATCTGAACATTATCTATTGTGCCATCACTACCTATTAAACTTAGGGTTGAATTGTTTCCGTTCTGTTGTGATGATAAATCATATGTTGTGTCTGTTGGAGTAGCTCCACTACTAATAGCAGATACATGGCCATACTGATCAACTGTAACGGTTGCATAAGTAAATTGTCCAGCTGGGCCTGTACCAAGAGCGTGGTGTATCTCTACGGTATCTACCGCCATTGCCTTAGTGTAAATAGGATTGTTACCTACTTGACCTGTAAAAGTAAGTATATCATTATTTACTATTGGTAGGTTAGCACCACTATCAGCTCTTACATCAAAAGTACTCATTCCTCCAGGTGCATTCACCCATGTTATAGAGTTACCATTTGATTGTAGTATTTGACCAGCAGCTCCTGTTCCATTGTTAGCTACTATGAATCCAGGAGTCATAGAAGGTGCGGTTATATTTGCTGCACCTGTTAATATGATATTATTATTTGAGGTATTACCAACAGTTAAGGTATCATCTAAATCACAACACTTTAGAGAAGGTGTAGTCCACTCAACTCCTGTTGCTGTTGCTGTTAAATAATCACCCACATTACCTACTGATGCATTTGCACTAATTGTAGTGTTCGTTCCTAAAACTAAACTTCCTGATAAATCAATAAGACCTGTTAGATTAATATCTTGTACAGCTGTATTACCAGCATCTAAAACCTCTTGAAGTGTCGATGCTCCTGTATTATTTATCCAAGCAACTCCAGCTCCAGTTGAGCTAAGGATTTGACCAGCAACTCCAACTAATCCGTTGTTGTCTTCTATTGGCCCATCAACATCTAAAGTTCCAGAGAAAGTATTTGTTCCACTCCATGTATTTGCACCTGAAGATTGGATTAATGCATTAGCATCAAAGGTTGTGCTACTCGGCCCTTCAAAGTTAATACCTACACCTATAGCGGTATTACCAGCTGTT